CTTACTATTATTCGAGTAAATCTCTTCAGCCAGATCAGGGGTCGTATCGAGAGTCTGGGTGTTCAGGGCAGCGAGGACTGCTGAGAGTGTCGTAGGACCAGCACCAGAGGTAATACCGTCGAGCTTAGTCTTGTCGGCTACGGACATAAATCCGTTGTTCGAACCATCGACTACAGCATGTAGGTTGCCACCCGTCAAATTCCCGTGTCGAGCAGCAGTGATCGTACCAGACGCGAGGTTGCTTGCGTTCAGGTTCGTCAGGCCAGAGCCGTCACCCGTGTGAGTACCAGCGATAGAACCAGAGGAGATAGTGATGTTCGAAATAGTCGGAGAGGTCAGAGTGGCATTGACGTACGTACCGTTAGTCAGGGTCTTCCCTGTCATGGTCATCGCAGCCGGGAGAGATATCGTAGGTGCACCAGCGACACCATCTCCGTCAGTTACTGTAATCTCGGCAGCCGTACCAGTGACTGCCCGGGTAGTCGCAGTGCCTGCACCTGTACGAACCACGAGACCAGTCGTAGCCAACCCAGCGATGGCAGTCAGATCGGCATCAAATGCCTGTAGGTCTACACCGACCTCTAGGTCCAAAGCAGCTTTTGCAGCGGCAGCAGTAGCACCACCGGTACCACCATTGGCAATCGGGAGAGCACCCGTTACGGAGCTTGTAAGGTTGATCTTGGGGGCTGAGCCCGAGGAACCATCATGGGCGTGTCCAGTACCGGCATTGAACGCCTGTTCGAGTCGATTGAACTCGGCGTTGACCGGAGCGGCTCGGACGACTTCACCGGCAGCGATATCGGCAGTAGATTGTCTTACGTAGCCAGTCATTAATTACGTCCTTTTTCGGAATATTCTGGGATGAACCCTTGGATGATGAACGGGTCGTCTTTACTCTCGTTGACGAAGCTGAACTTCACAGAGAAGCAAGAACCCTGAAGTTTAGTCTGTAGGATGGTTCGGTTGATAGCACCGTAGACCGTAGTACTAGAGTCGTACTCAGCACCAGAGTCCCAGAGGGTGTTACCCGAAGCGACAGAGCCCTGATAGTTAGCCGGTTCGATGACGTTCCCGAGGTCCCAGTCGAAGTCAAGCCCGATGAAGACATCAGCCGTACCCTCTGCATTCATGAAGACGTTGATCTCACGGAGGAGCTTACGGACGTCTGTCGCACCAATGTCGAGGAAAGGTGTCGAGTAGATCGAGAGGATGTCACGACCATCGAAGTCTGAACCCTGTTCTTGACGCATCAGCCGACCGTCAAACTCGCCCGAGAGGACAAGCTCACGACCCTGATAAGTACCGGACCAGACGCACGAAGTCCTGATCCCGTACAACTCACCGAACTCCCAAGAACGACCTGTTCTCCGATTGACACGGATAGAACCAAGCATACCACGAGATTCAGAAGCGAGGATGTTCTCGTCACCCCAGAAGTATCTGAACTGTGTCTTCTTCTTGATGACCACTCCAGTGACGTCATCGAGGGTGATATTCCCGATGATCTCATCCATCAGTGGTTGGATGTTCTGAGTCAGTAGGTTCAGGTCGACGTCGTTGATCTTATCGGTACCAGCAACGGGGCGAATGCCATCGTGGGAGAGGAAGATCAGATTACCACCAATCTCGAGGATACTGTCAGGAGCGATACAACCGAGATCGTCGGTCACGTCCTGTACTACGAAACCAGAGGCAAGGTCAGCAACTGCCTTACGAATACGACGGTCACCGAAGATATAAAGCTCGTCACGCCAAGGAGCGATGCCTACGGCGTCGAACGTCGGGAATAGCTGTCCTGCTCCGTTGGCTGCCGTCCAATCATAGGGGACAAGAGGTGAAGAATAGGCAACACGAGCACGCCCGTCTGGGTCCCGGTCACCAGCAAGAAAGATTGTTCCTTTGAAGACAGAGACATAGCGTGGAGAGGGTACTGCCTGATTGCCCCCGGCATTGGCCGGTATTGCTCCTGTGTCGGTCGGATCGATATCATACCAATTTGTCCCATCGAACCAGAGGGCGTTGTTCACACCGTCTACTATGATCATATTCTGGTTGGCACCGAAGTTGAACTCTACGTGGCGCAATCGGTTTACGTCTGCATTAGATGAGACCATGTTTCGGATAGTAGGAAGGGTTATTGAGACCCAACCTACACCGGGGTCTAGCCTCCAGATGCCATACTGTGTAGGGTCTGCTGTTAACATCCGAGCACCGTAGACTTCATCGTCTTCAGTCACATCGTTGTAGAACGAAGTAGTCCAAAGGACACGCCCCGTACCGTCAGTACCACCGACGAGTGGGTATTCTGCGTCGAACTCTTGGTAGCCGTTGATACGTCTGTATCCACCAGAGACAGAAGGCTCGAAGTTCTGGAGTTTAGTCGCAGAGCCCGGAGCCTCCTGAGAGAGGATGAGAGTACTTTCGTTGGTATTCAACCCACCTTCACAGATGACTCGGAAGGAACTGATCTGATCGGTGGCCATATATTAAGCTCTCCAGAAAGTGTTTCTACGTGGTTGGTCAATCTGACCGGCATACATATGTTCTGCCTGATTACCCAAGAGCGTGTTCGCCATATCGACAATCCCGTCGTCCCGTCGCTTTTCAGCAATCTGCGAACGTTCGTTATTATCATAGAAGATATACGCGTGCATCAATCCACCTTGGATCAGTACGTATTCATACTGAGTAGGTAGAGCGATCTCGTCAGTCGCGACCGAAGGGCGAACGGGGTTCTTGAAGTATTTGTAGTTAATCGAGTAGGCTTGATCAGGATTAGGAGTAACACCCCAACCCATGCCGTGGTCGTTGAAAACCTTCAACGGGAGGTTGCGGCCCTGAGTGGCTGTTGAGTCGTAATCGTCGTCACGACCGTATCTGTACCACTCTTCACGGTTGATCGAGTCTAAGAACCTGTGACGAACACCAAGGGCATCATCTTTCAGTAGTTCGAAAGACTTCCAGTCGACAGACAGAAAGTCCGACTCCCAAGCGTACTGTTGTACACCGGGGGTCAGGATTTGAGTCTTCTGGACCGCAAGGAATGGCCACTTGTACTTGTGCTGGTAGAGTTGGTCGAGAGTATCGATGATCCCATCTTTGAATGCACCGTGGACACCGAAGGCAGTATCAAACTGGTCAGATGCGATCTGCACTTCGTTGGTACGACGGCATAGTTTATTTACGATATCGATATATGTCGTCATAGTTCCTCACATTGCGTCGATTTCAGCGTTAGTCGGGATATAAGTGTAAGTCACGTTGGGTCTGATCAATCCAGCACCAGTAGCAACCACGGGGTTAGTGTCCGGATCAGGATTAGTAAAGTTGAAATCCAGATTCGCAGGGTCGACGAACAATGTAGCATCTATGAGATTAACACTATTGTTAACCAACTCTGGGTGGGCAGTTTCGAAATCTGCATAAGTCGTATAGTCTACACTCGAGATGTGGAAGTCAAAATTGACCGAACCGACGTAGGCGTTGTTACTGATATTCCCCGGAGCCTCTGTGAAGAGCACACTGTTGTCTGCGATTGATTGATCACCATTCAGGACACAGCCTGACATATTGACGATCTTTGTTCCCGTACTCTTGATGATGTTCGCGTAAGAAGCGGGATCATTCAAAAAGAAGACTGAGTTACCGATAGAGACTGTACCAGTACTTGCAGTATCGTAATACAATCCATCATTAGTCGTCGTAGCATATACACGGGCACCATCGATTGTCGTATTGGCACCATTGGCTGCGTTGATAAACCTCTGGAGATTATGAGTACTCCCGGGAGATTTTGCAGCGACGTCAGTCAGTGTACTCTGAAGACCACCGACTACGAAGGGTACGACACCGTCTTCTACGTAGCTGGAGTTAATGACTAGAGTATCCGTATCGGCGACAGAGAAGCCTGTGTCACAGTTGATCGACGAACAGTTCTCGTAAGTAATCGTATGCCAGTTGTCTCCAACACCACCAGCCGTATGAGAATAAAATGCCGTCAGCCCATTACCAGCAGCTATGGCAGAGTCCATATACTCCTTGTCTACACGAGCGACGCAACCGGCATTGATATTCGAGAGGTTAGTACCTACTAGTTCGAAATTGACGATACCCGTCCAGTTACTTCTTTCACCCCAATCGGCTTTCCAGACGATGCAGTCTTCTGCACGGGAGTTCCCCGAGAAGTAGGCGTTGTGTTTGACACCATCTTCGAAGATACAACGATAGGCTTGATTGTACTGTCCGAAAACGGCACATCCGTTGTTGTGGATAGACCTTTTCATGTGGAGATCATAGACCGAGTTCCTCGGGCCAGTCACGAGTCCGTAAAGACGACGAGAATACTCGTAGACCTTACCGTTACTGTTTGGATTACCAGAACCAGTCGGATGGACTGAGAAGACCTGAGCGCCTGAACCATCAAGCTCTCCAGTAGCAGTCCCCATAGTCCATGTACCGGGAGTCGCTTGGCACAGAGCTTTGGTCGCTACGTAATGTGGTCGAACTCCGTCTTCCCAAAACGAGAGGTACAAAGCAGTGTCCGTCGGGACAGTCAACGTCTGGTTATAGACGTTAGCGTATGTTCCATCGACAACCCAAGTACCAACGATGGCATCAGCACCGTCTAGGATAGGCATCTTGCCAGAGCCGTAGGATGCGATCTGTACCTGAGAGACACCACCCGTGCTCAACTGTTCACGCCAAGTAGAACCCCTTGCGAGATAAATCTTATCCTTCGTGTTAATAGGAGTTACAGCAGCGATAGTCTTCTTGGGGAGGAGGCTAGTCAACCCACTGTTTGAGTCACTCCCCGAAACGAAGTCTACGTACCATTTACGAGGACCAGTGCTAGGGACGAAGTCTTCGTCACGAACGATAAAATTATCAGTGATCTCTGAGTACTCTCCGTCACCACTTACGACAGCCACAATACCGATATACGCCTCACCCGAGGAGTCGGCAGTAAACGATCCAGTCGCAGTAGTTCCATCCCAAGTATAAGAGACGTCACCAGCATCGATAAACTCTTGGTAGCCGAACGAGGCGTCAGGCAAATCAGGTTCGTCGTCGACACGAAAAATAGTAAAGGCACCAGTGCTTGTCCCGTAGTAGGCGGTTCCTACGAAAACGTAGACAGTGCCGGGGGTCAGTCCAGTAAGATGCTTATAGACTCGAGGATTACCACCAGCAGCAGTGGCGC